GCACTAATATATCAAGTAGTATTAGTGCTTGGCCTCCTCTTCGAAGGCCTGTATCCATTGCGCTTTTGTTCTTTTGCCGTAGCGCCACGTTTCTGGCAGTTTAGCGGTAGTACCGCCAAACTGCCCTTTGGTTGTTTTTAAGTTTTTTCCTTTCAGGGGGGTTTTATATAGCATTTTGTTCTATGTTTTCTTCTACGAAGTTTTGTCCATCGCTCATTTGCGGCTCACGTCCTTCGGCACGTGTGTGCTCCGCTAGGGAGGTTTGTGTTTCCGCAATTTTTTCGCGAATATATCTTGCATATTCTATACGTTCAATAGGGTCCATTCGACTGACGTCTGCGAATTCTTCGTCTTCTCCGTAGTATACGGGTGTAAAGGTTGCAACTGATTGTCCTCTGGTGTAACGTTCTACTAGTTCTTGTAATGACAGAGTCATATCTGGAACCGTCTGGCTTGGTTCCATTGAAGATTTTTCCTCCTGTTCCTCGAGTTTTTCCTGATAGGTGAATGCTGATCTAAATTTTATCGCGTCCGCTTCTGTTGAGATTTTCATGAGCACTGATTCTGTAGGCTTTTCCTGATTCTTTTTGTTGTTCATATCCTTCTAATGTTTGGTGTTTGGTGTAATATTCTATTTCTTTTTGGTCTTCTATTTGTTTAAACTTTTCCGCTAGTTTGTCTGCTTGTGTTCTTCTCTCTTGTTCTGTCCAGATTTTTTCTCTAAAGTATCTAGGCATACTTATTTTCTTTCCGTCTTCCAATGTTATGAAATTTCTTTCAATATCGGTTCTATGATAGCGAATTATTTTTTCACTAAGATAATTAAGTCCCAATTTTTTTGACATTAAACTAAATTCTGGCAGTCTATCATCATTTTTGTGCATTGGTATAATTTTTCCTTTGTTTATATATTTTGCCGTATATGCGGCTGATGCTTCCGTGAGTTCTCCTATATGCACCTCTCCTTTGTCCCATGCTTTGTGAATTAATTCTATATCGGCATTAAATAAAATAATATGATAGTGAGGTCTGAATGTTTTACTACCGTATTCTCCTGCTAAATAATACTTTAAGGGTTGGTGATCTTTTGGATGAAGTTTACGAAGCCTTTTAAAATAGAGTTGAACATCGCGTTTATCGAGTGTAAGGAAACCCCTGCTTGATATAGGTACGAATCGGGTATCGTAAGTAAGAGTGATGAAATGAGAAGATATAGCATTTTTTGCGTGAGTTTTTAAACGAAATGTCCAGACGCTAGTGCGTCTGGACAAACACGCTGGACACTTTCCACAAGGTACCGGAACTTGCCGGTCGTTACTATAGATAGGGTAGCGTGGGTTATTAACATAAAACGGTGTATCACATGCCATCTTAGAAATTAGGCGTGCCGTACTTCGGCATCTTTCTAATAGCCTTAATATTATTGAATATATGTCCGTAAATGTTATCTACTGAAGGGTCTTCTACTGCGAATATACGAGTTGAAGGATCGCATTGAATAAAAGCTCCGTTGAGATTTGGTTTTGCTGAAAACTTTCTACCTAGGTGCCAATAATCTAATGAAGTACGCATTTCTCCAGCTACTCTTGAATTAAGGAATTTGTATTCAGCGTAACGCGGTACATATCCAAAGGTATCTCCTACATCATTACCATTTGCATACAACTCAATATTTTTTACTTCTTGCTCTCCAATATTTGCAAAGGTTGGCCAGAAATAATCTAATCTATTAAGTTTATGAAGTGACCGGTGAAGCCCTTGTTGGTAGGCGGTTTCTGGTGTTACTGAAATAAGACCAATAATCCATCCATGTTCTTCTACATTGTAACGAAATTCGTTACCTCCAGATACTGAAATTCCATGTCCTGCCATGTTACCTACTGGAAGTGTAGTTTCTGCGGTTGATAATACTTCGCTAATAACCATTTTGCCTTTGGAGCCTCCCAAATATTCTGGTCTCTGTAAACGTGCATCTGATGATTTTACTCCAAAGTGTGCAAGAATTGATTCAATATATCTGGTTCCACCTCTTGCATTTCTTTCAAGCCATTCTTGTAATCTGAATGCTCTTCTTAAGGAGTTAATGTCTGCAGCTTCTGCAGTTCCTGATAGTTGGCTTGAGTTGTCTACATTAAATCGTGTTCCTGTTGTTGAACCGTCGCGTGGCGCTCCTCCTGCATCTGTGTATCTTGCATCCGATAGATTTGTAGCTGCTGTTCCATCTAAATTTCTATATACTGTTCCTCCAGAGGTAGAATCATAATTAATAGTTACATCTCCAATAGGAATAGTAACGGCGTCTCCTTTTTGTGCCCAGGGCAAACAAGATGTAAAATAATCATGTTGCCATGCTCTTGGTTTTACTGGTCCTGCTGCAATTGCTCTAAAACCATCGTTTGCTCCATCTGTTAAAGTATCCAAAACTTCTGTTTGAAGATTTTGGTCCCTATAGTATTCGTTATAAATTTTATTATAAGCAGCTAATGGAAAAGGAGAACATACTTGTGCGTTAGGATCTGGAAAGCTTTTATAATTAAATGTTAATTGTGTTGGCATTCCCATATAATCTGCTAGTGATTTAATAGGAAATCCTGCAAGTGTGCTTTCTTGAACCATGTACATCCATGGTGGAACTACATCTAGATTTCCTGTAATCCATTGTTCCCAATTTGGCCATAATATACGGTTAGGTACAAAGAAATAATGAGTTGTTACATTTACTTTATGCATCACTGGTGCAATAAGTGGTGCAAATCTAAGCATTGTTTCTGTACCTATTTTTACTTTGTCACCTGGAACACATTCCATGACACATGTTGGGTATAGTCCACCCATTTTGAACGACATTTTCACATCGTGTGAAAGGTCGAATACATTGCTACCGATTTTCGGTAGCTGAACCGAGTTGAATAAGTTTGCTTTTGCCATTATAGTCTGATGCCTCCTCTTTGTACTAAATAGGTGTTATTTCTTCTACGGCCGTAGCCTCGTTTTTTGCGGAATCCTCCGCGTTTTCTGTTGTAGCGCATTTGTTTTTGCTGTTTAAGTTGTTAATATGAATTAAAGTAATTTGTAATAATGAACATACTGAGTCTAATCTGCTTAATGCTACTGCGTGATTGCTTTCGTTTTCTAAAACTGTTGAATTAATTTGATTAATCAAATCGTTTACGTCTTTTTTTATTTCTTTAGACGTTTTTTCGTAGTATTTATTCTCTTGCCTCATTTTTTAAATTTATTATAGAAATAATGCATCGTGCCCATATTTGTTCCAAAAGTTGAACCTGATTCTTTTTTATATGGGTTACTAAGCCAATCTCTTGTTTGATTTCCTATTCCTTTAAAGCTAGTAGACTGTCCTGTTAATCCTTCTATAAATTGAGCTAATGCTCTAGCCCATAATGGGTCCCATTTAAATATTCCTTGTGAAGCTAAATCTTCTTCAAATTCTTTTAATCTATAATCTTGCTTTAAATTTTTAATAGTTTGCAATATTTGTTCTCTTTGTGCTTCAGACGAAGCTGTATCAGCTTTCATTTTTAATACTGTCTGTGCTGCAATAGCTAATGAAGGTGCTTGCATTGCAGCCTTCCTTTCATTTTCTGATAATGTGAATTGAGTGTTAGCTCTTTTTTGTTCTAAATCAGCTGTAGCTGCGTCCACACTTGTTTGAAAGTTCGTTTCTGCTAGTTGATTGTTGATATTATACCCTTTGGTCTGAGATGCTGTCGCTAGTGTTTGTGCTGCTAGTAAAGCGTTTTCTTGGGATATTTTTGTATTAGTGGCTTTTAAATTATCGTATTGAGCCTGTTTAATTTTTGTATCAAAATAACCTTGTACTAATCCAGTTCCTATACTACCAAAATCTGGTGTCCTAAATTGTCCTCCTTGTACATCGGGTGTTGAAATGTTTCCTGCAGGTTGCACGGCTCCGCCTTTGTCATATACCATATTAGGGTTTAATCCTGCAGCTTTAAGTCTTTCCATTTGTGCTTGTGGACTATTATATTCATTCTGCATATTCCAAAATTGAATATTATCTGCTTTAGTTTTTGCGTAGGTTTCTCTACTGAATTGTCTTGATTTTCTGTTTTGTTGGCCTGTGGCTGCTGCGTTAGCGGTATTTGCTAGCGCTGTGATGCCTGCTGCTGCTGTGATTGGATCTATTGGCATTTTTTTTGTTTTTTTGTTTTAATTTTCCACCTGCTTTTGCACTTTCGCAAGCTCTCGTTTGTATTTGGTGTCAATTAGCACTAATATATCAAGTAGTATTAGTGCATAGCCTCCTCTTCGAAGGCCTGTATCCATTGCGCTTTTGTTCTTTTGCCGTAGCGCCACGTTTCTGGCAGTTTAGCGGTAGTACCGCCAAACTGCCCTTTGGTTGTTTTTAAGTTTTTTCCTTTCAGG